AGGCCACGCTTCGAGAACCGGCCGCGAAGAGAAGTGAACCGCTTCCAGCCTGGGTCTTTGTCGTCGCCGACATTCAGCGACATTTCCATCTCGCCGCCGTTCTTCTCCCACCACTCCTGGCCTTCCTTGGTCTCGTAGAGAGACTGGATCGTCAGAGCCCCGGCTGCTTTTTCTTTGCGAGCCCGAGGCGAGAGAATCTTGTCGGGGATGCCGCTGCCGTATGAATTGAAGAACCCTCTCGCCAGGGACCAAGTGGGCGTGATCCGCTGTCGCGGGATGACGCCATTGAAGCCCAGGCGGGGCCAGATTCGATATCCCTTGAAGTCAGACGAGTCACGGTTGTCTCCGGCCGCCAGCATCTCGACGCTCGTGACGCCGATCTTCTCGGCCTGCGTGATGCTCGCGATCGTGCCCTTCATCATGTGGCGGGCGACGGCGACGCTGGCTTTTTGTTTTGCCTCGTCGCTGATCATCAGCATCGTGTAGGACATGACGAGTTCGCCGTCCTCGAAGCGAGTCAGCGAAGCGGCTGTCTTGGCCGCGCCTTCGATGCCAGAGACAGGCATCGTGCTTACGAACGTGACAGTGTCTTCGATGTACCGATCTGGGTCTTCGCTCCCCATGTACTCGATGATTTCCCGCATCCCGCCGTGTGCGATCACGACGTCAGACTGCGGGTCGATGGCAGCGCATGCTTTGGCTGCCTGATCGAGAGTCACGCCGATTTCGCGAAGCGACTTGCTGACCAACTCTCCGTCCGAGATGGTCACGGACTTCACGCCAGCGAGGGACTTCGCCGGGGGCGACTTCTTCAGGTCTTTCCCAGAGATCAGAACCTTTTCCTGCTCTCGCTTCCACGAGTTGTCGACCCTTGGCCCGCCTTCATTGGCCGAGCAGTCGTTCTTAATGCCGCCGCCTTCGCCCGTCGGGCAGAAGGCCCGGAACTCTTCTTCCAGAAAAATCACAGCGAGAAAGCCCCGTTCGTGATGCGAGACAAGAGAGACATGACGTCGCTGTCGTACTCCTTGCCAGCCCACGAGCCAGCAATGACTTCAGCGACGAACTCGCGGCTGCCGGTGGCGGCGTAGCGAGAGACGCGAGTTGCGACGCTTCGCGACTCCTCGTCTTCAAGAGACACAGACGCCTCGTATGAGTCAGCGTCTGCGATCGCGTGGTGGCGATGCGCGAGTTCGTGCAGAAGCGGATTCGGCTGGGACAGCCATCCGCGAGCAGCGGCCAGACGAAACGACGCTGCGACTTCTTCTGTCAGAGATTCAGACACGTAGATCGTGTCTGTGTCGCGGTCGTACTCGGCGATCGCGCGGGCCTCGGCCTGGGGCCTGAAGACGACGTCAGGCACATCGACGTCGCCTGTTGATCTCAGTTCTCGGACGAGGGCTTCGACTGCTGCTGCTGTCTGGCCGCTCGCTCGGCTCGCACCCTCTCTCGGGCCTCGTTCAGCGCCTTCGCGATTTTCTCTGCTGACGCCCCCGCCGGGAAGTCGAATCGAACGGGCTTGCTTGGGCCTTGTTCGTCGGGCATCGTACTCTTCCTTTCTGATTTCTCTCTTCTCGTTCAAATCCCATATCGCGAGTTGATCCGTGGATTCAGCGGAGTCAATCGCATCGTCAATGCTATCGAACTGCTCAGAGAGGTCAAGGTAAATCTTGTCGGAGTCACCGTCGATCCATCCTCCAACGTGCAGTGCTGGCCTAGCCTCGAACTGAGACTTGTTGTCGTCCATGAACTTGGCGATCAACTCTCCGGTGACTTGCTCCTTGGAGTCGATCACAACTTCAGCAGCCTTAACGACGCCGACCATGTAGCCAGTCGTCGGGCTGTCTTCAGTGACGGGATGAATCGAGAAGCCGTTCGTTAGATCAATAGACTTTCTCGCTTTTTCTGCGATCCTCTCGGCCTTGTCTTTGTCGACTCCAGACTTCGACTCAGACTCAGACTCAGACTTGGAGCCGCCGCCTGTCTCGGGGCTGCACGTCGGATCGACGCCGCCGCCTTCGCCAGTGGGGCAGAAGGCGCGAGACTCCGGCATGCTCAGTTTCTCTTCTGGAATGATCCAGAGTTTGCAGATCGCATTCGGCGAGATAACGCCCTTCACGATCTCGCACGAGCCGCCTTCTTCGTAGTAGATGCAGTTCCGGCACGAGATGCCGCGAGACGCGAACGGGTTCTGCTCCATGTAGTGAGCGCCGCTCGCCCCCTGCTGCGGCCAGCGTCCGTTCTCTTTGACGATCGCTTCCTGGGCGTCATAGAGGGCTTGGTTCTGCGGCGAGAGGGCTCGCTTCTCTTCGATCGCCTCTTCCATCTTTGGCTTGGGCTCAGACTTCTCGCCCTGTTCAGCCTCGTTGGGGGCCTTGCCAGTCTTGACTTCCGGAAGACTTGGGACGCCTCCCTGGGCTGGCGGCGGAGGGCCGCCAGGAGGTGCCGCCATCGGGTCTGGCTTAGGCTTGACCGCGTCCTCCAGCGTCTGCATGTTCATGCCGACGAAGTGCTTGTCGCCATTTTCGAGCGGCGGCATGTTTTCGAGACGACGACAGTCGTTGATCGAAAAAATGCCCAGATTCGTCATCGTGGAGTAGTACGACGCGCGAGAGTTGGAGTCGCCTCGCATCAGGCCGCGAACGTCGAACTCGGCCACGAAGAGATCGTCGTTGTAGATCAGAGACCGAGAGATGGCACTCTCGATGCGACGCAGCCACGGCACGAGCGTGTACGTGACGAAGTCTTGGCCTTCGATCTCAGGGTTTCCGCCAGACTGGCCCTGAACGAGCCTGACCGGCAGCCTGTAGACCCTGGCGATCTCCTCGGACTGGAATCGCCGTGTCGACTCGAACTGGGACTGTTCAGCAGTGAAGCCGACGGGCTCGACTTTTAGGCCGTTGGTCAAGATCGCAGTCTTGTACGCCCGGTCGACCCCACGATGGAGTCTCTCCCAATTGTCTCGCAGTCGCTCTGCGGCCTCGGGGGAGAGAGAACCGTCCGTCTGAAGCACGATGCCGGGACGTGCAGAGTTGGCCCAGAACTTCGCGGCGTGAATCTCGCACGCTCTCGCCAGGGCGATCGCCTCGCGGGCGACCTCGACCGGGACCATGCCCTTGATGCCGTCGGGCTCGGCGGTCCACCGGACGTGCATGATCTGGTCTTGCGTGTACGGCTCAAGTCTCCCGTTCTCCGGATTCGTGTACATGTACCGGAGTCGGCCGTTTTCAAGCCGCTCGACGTCCATGCGGGACGGGTGGAGGTTGATGAGTTCAGAGACAGCGCCATATCGGCCAGACTTGATCTGCGTGTAAGAGTTCCCCCACAGGCACAAGTTCATAACCATCTGCTCGAAGAACTCGAACTTGGTCTGCCAAGAGTTTGGAGCAAAAGCCAAGACTCGGTACAGGGGGATATCCCTGGCGATATCTTTGCTCCCGCCTTCGCCTCGCCTGTAGACATGCAAGGGCAGGGCACTGATCGTCTCGGCGAGAATGCGGCAGCAGGCCAGGACGACCGTCGACTGGAGAGCAGTCTCGGGCGTGACCCTGACTTCCGACTCAGTCCTCCACCGGCCGCCGTAACTCTCGTCCGAGAGCAAGAAGTTGTTCCACGAGATGCCGCGAATCTCGGGCTCAGACAGCCCGCGCTCTGGTGTCCAGACAATGTCGGACAGGGCCCTGTTCTCTTCGCTCATCGCGACCCCTTCACAGCAAGATGATCTCCGGATCGGGCGTCTTCGGAGTCGCCTCTGCGTCGCTGGCAAGGGCCAGAGCCATCACAAGGGCGACCATCCCGTCCACTCTGGCAGGGCTCATGGCAGCAGGCTTGGCGATCTTGATGTAGCCGTCGGCGTTCGTCTTCGTCGTGCAATTTCCGGCCATCCAGTTCAAGATCGGGTTGTCGCTCGTCCGCAGGCGTCCCTGCGAGATGAGCCCGTCCAGGGCGCGTGTCGGCGCGTTCATCGCCGAAAAGTTCTGGCTAAACCCTATCACGTTCAAGCCTTCGGCCTGAAGTTGCTGGACGAGGTAGTGCGAGTTGTGGGGGTCGGTGGCGATCCGCCTGACAGTTCTCTCTTTGGCGAACTTCAGGATGTCTCGCTTGATGAACTCGTAATCACACGTGTCGCCTGGGGTCAGCACCAAGCCTGTCTTGGGGTCTTTCGCCCACTGGATATAGGGAACTTCTTCGCGTCTGGTGTCGGCGTTGTCGGCCGGAATCCAGAACTTGCAGATCACGTCAAACACTTCGTCGTTGGCTTTCGAGACAGCCACGAAAGCGTTGACGTCCCAGGTCTGGGCAAGGTCAAGACCGGCGTACCAGACTCGCGAAGAATCAAGCGGCCCCGAGTGGCCCTTACACTGCTCCCAGTGGGTCAGGTTCACGAACTTCTCGGTCCCCGCGACCCAGACATTAAGTCTGTACCGCAAGAACGAGGACAGCCGGGATGGAGACTGCTCGGCCTCCCGCACGTCAGCCTTGAAACTCTCCTCGTCCATCGTGACGCCGAAAGACGGGTTCGCGGCACGCCAGACAGCCGGGTCTCGGTAGTCATCGTCAGCCGTGGCTGCGGCGATATAAGCGAAGTACTGCGGGTCGAGACTTGGGTCTTGCATGACCTTCAAGGCATGCTCGTGCTGCTCGTAGCAGATCGAAGACCTGTCAAATCCAGCCGTCGTGATCGCCAAGACGAGGCTCTGGCTTCGAGAAATACCGCCGTACCGGATGGCGTCCCAGAGTTTCCGGTCTTTGGCCGAGTGCAACTCGTCGTAGCACAGGGAGTGGATGTTCAAGCCCTCGGCCCGGTGCGAGTCGCTCGAAATAACCCGCCAGAACGAGTTCGTCGGCACGCAGGCGATCGTCTTCCGAGAGTCGACGATCTCCAGTCGCTTGGACAAGTAAGGGCTGGACCGGACAAGTTCCGCCATTTGCTTGTAGACGATCCCGGCCTGATCCCGAGACGTAGCCGCGCCGAAGCACTCCGCTGCGGGCTCGGAGTCGGCCACGGTCATGTAGAGCGAGATGCCTGAGAGCAGGGTGCTTTTGCCGTTCTTTTTAGGAACTTCGATGTACCCGACCCTGAATCTCCGCTGGTCGTTGTCGACACGCATCCAGCCGAAGAGTTCCTCGATCACCTCGTCCTTCTGCCAGGGCAGGAGAGTGAACGGCTTCCCGGCGAACTGACCCTTGGAATGGATCAGAAAGTTCTCGAAGAAGCCGACGGCGTGAGCCGCCTTGGCCTCGTCGAAGTAGTAGTCGTAGCCGAGACTAAGCGCCTCGGCTTTTGATATACGCTTCCAGCGGGTCTTCTGGGGCAGCGGCATTCGAGACCTTCATGGTCGACCTCGCGGCGGCGGTCATTCCGAACTGCTGCTCGATTCGCATCAGTTCCGCCGGGAGAGTCTTGAACAGCGACCCCTCCGCTGTCAGTTGGGAGTACCCAGTCTGAGTCAACTGGGTCATCCCGTTCTCTTGGACATGTTTCACGACGTAGAGCCACTGCTCGTGGAGGAGGCAGTATCGCTCGATCACGCCTCGGTCAGCCTGGGTGAACACGCCCATGTTGAAGAGCAGGGGAGCGATCTCGTTCCACTTCTCCAGGGCTGGACCGGCGAGCCGGGGAGGAGGCGAGATGTCGGCCGGAGGCGGCTTGGGCTCGTCAGCGTTGATCGTTCGCTGGCCGGGATTGCCCCGGAGAACCTTGAGGCTCGTCGGTACTGGAGGTCTTCCCATGTCAGGCTGGATTGATCGAGACGATGTCCTTCATGTCGATTCCGTACTGGGCCTGCACGAGCAGCCTCGCCCGATACATGGACGTCGCGGGGACGACCGCGAACGTCTGCTCGCCCTTGAACCGGAACCGAACGATGTACTTCTTCAAGGCCCGACTACTTTTTTGGAGGCCGAGCCCACCTGGGTCTCTTCCGGCAAAAACATGCGTTTTTCGCGGAGAAAAGACCCCCTAAAAAGTTTCGCAGCCGCTCACGGAAGCA